AAAATATTGACAAATTTCATCTGTTTTGGGGTTAATTCTAGTGTTTTTACGTTGTTTTCAGACATGTTTTTTGTGTCCATTGTGCAGTTTATTGTCAAAAAAGCTATATTTTTCAACAAACTCTGTTCCTTTGTTACCTCGCAGTTTTTTGCCAGGTAACAACTTAATTACGGCTAAAAGCCCTGATATATATATATTTTTACAATATTGTAACTCTGTAACCCGATTTCTCAAAATTTTTACAAGTTTAGATTTAATTTCTGTAGAATAATATATATAGTTTTGTTTATGAGATTGGTCCGTGTTTCGTGGTTCGACACTATTGAACATCCAACCGGTTGGTATGAAGCCAGTGATATCAAAGACCTTGAAGACGCTCCCTTGGTACATAGTTATGGCCTCATCCTCAAAGAAAATGAAAAAACAATCACATTAATCGCAGATCTAATACCATCAGATAAGACTTTTGGTCGGGGGACCACGATCCCCAAAGGAATGATCAAAGATATCAAAGACATCTCAGTTATAGATTAGCAACTCCACCTTGGGCAAACATACCTGTAGTAAAAACAGGCCTTCCTTGCGCCGCAAAACCCGCATTATTCATTCTTTGTAATCTACTTAATAACTCAGCTTCAGTAATACCAGGCTGATCGTTTCTTACACGATCCGCTAACAACTGACCAAATTCAGTTAAATTATTCAAAGATCCAGACGTTTGCATCAAGTTAATATTAGAAGATGATTCAGGAACTGGATCTTTTACAAAAGGATTTCCTGTAGCCATTTCAAAAGCTTTCTGATAAGTCATTCCAGGTTGTTGCATAAGCATACTATATTGTTGTTGTGCTTGTGGTCCAGCAGCTTGTAATTGTCCACCAATATTTCCTGGATTAAATACATTGGAAAAAAAATTTTGAATGCCACCAAGAACACCCTTACCTAATTGCATTAATGGTGTGCCTCTTTCTGCAATACCTCTAGCCATACTTCCTATACCAGCAGCAATGTCACTACCAATTTCTTTAAATGTAGGACCATACATATTAGCTAATCTCATTCTCTCTTGAGCAAGACTACGAGGAGCATCCGCAGTCATTTGCAAAAGATTCGAAGATCCAGCGACAGGTTTGGTGTAAAGATTTTTGAAACGCTGAGTTTCATCAGCTTGTTTCATTCTTCTTAATGCTCGATCATCAGATACATCGGGTCGATTAGAAAAAAATTCTTTGCGACCTCGTGCAATATCTAAATCTCTCGAGATATCAGCTTTCGTTACAGATGCACGACGTGCACCAGTTTGACCACTGGAAAAAGGTGTTGCTGTGCTAGACTTTTGAAAAAAAGGAGGAGCCATTATCTATTTTTTTCTTGCAAGTGCACGACGTAATAGAGGAGTCATTTTTCTTGGACCTTTGTCCATGCGTGTGCCTCTACCTCTTGGATTAGGCATTTTGCGTGGTCCTGTTTCCATTCGTGTACCTTCACCTCTTGGGTTTGGAACTTTTCTTGGACCCTTTTCCATTAGTCCTCTGATACCTGCACCTGCTATACCAGCGCCTGCTATTGGTCCAAGCTTTTTAGCCATGCCTGGTTTTAATTTTTTTAAAATCTTTTTAATTTTGCCTTTACGAGTAGTTTTACCTCGTGCGGCTGTTGGTTTTGTTGCCATTGTTTTGCTCCTTGGTCCGTGGTTAATAGTCTTCGTACCACTAGGAGCATAACAAAAATAAATGTCAAGAGCAAAGATATATTGACTTTTAAAATCGAACTTTGATAGGGTAGTCGATACGCACTAATTCAAATGAAGGAGGTAATCATGGAAGAATTAAACAAAAAACTTGAGGAAGCGTACCTCGTCATTGCCTATTTACAGGCACAATTGGCAGAACAAAATAAGAAATAATCTAGGCGGTTTGTGGGCTTTGACCATAGTGCAAAGCCTTACTACCCCTGGTAACTATCTCATGCCATTGTTCATGGGTGAATTCATCTTTACTTCCGTCTCTGTAAACAACCCGATACATTAAACTTTCTTTCATCTCGGGAGGTTCTGAGATTTTTGTAAAGATCTCCACAGCCTTTACAATATCTTTTATCATTTTGGGAAACTTAGCACATTTCCTTCTTTAAGTTTACTGATTTTTTGTATAATTAGCCGTCTCGTCGCCTCACGTAAATCCTTAGAATCATTCACTAATTCGTGATCCCATAGATCAGCGCAAGCTCTGAGGGCCTCTACTTTCTCTTTGTTGTTGTTAAAATGTTTATCATCATGGTCAATTAAGTCTAAGACCATGCGTCTAGATATTAAAGACTCGATGTCTTCGGTCATCATGGATATGTTCATGATTAGATTCTATCGATTCGTTAGGGTTTGTAAAATAACTTTTACCCATAATTTTCTCTATTTTCTTACGTTCTCGACGTCGTTTATCACGTTGATAAGCGTAGCGAACTGACATACCTCGACCGTCTTGATGTTCGTGAATTGGTCTGTGTTTCATGATTTCTCTCCTGAAGTCCTACCGTCTGAGATGTAGCGAGCGGAAAGGCACACCTACTACAACTCACAGCTTTTCACTTGATTCCGGCGAACCAAGCTATCCATCTGCCTTAACCGAACTAGACGGCGTAGTCGGAACTTGTTACTTGGTGACTTGTACACCATGTGAAAACATTGCATGATTGGGTGTGGGATCTGCATTTTCTTTTTGATCCTCTAACCACTTTTCGTATTCTTCATCTTCCAGTGCTTCCACACCTGCTATGTAGCCTTCTAAATAAGCTACAGTTGTCGGTAAAGAAAAATTCGTGCGATCATGCTTCATATAATTAATAGCGTTCGTTAGATGTTTTCGAAACTCTAGTGATCTGCTTTCGTACTTTTGCATTCTTTTTCTCCTCTTGTCTAAATTTATATTCATCATCAATTAGTTTTTGTATAAATCCACCCATTGTGCAGTAATCTGCTTCTGCCATCGGTCGTGCTTTGTTATACACAGCGACCTTGATTGCCACGGATTTGTATTTGCTAGCATCCATTAAATAACTCCTGTTAATACTAATATTGCATAGGACAAAAATGATAAGGCTATGACCCAGCGAAAGTGTGCTATGATCATTAACGTAGCTAAAAATAATAAAGTTACATATACCATGTCCTAATTTCTTAGTATAATATAAGAATTTATGATATAAATGTCAAGGGAGTATAGATGTTGAAATTTTTTTTAGTCGGTTGGGCTTGTATCGGAATCGGCTATGATCAGAAATGTGTTAGGTTAGGTTCAGAAGTAGTATTTGAAAGCTACGTAGAATGTGCCCAATATTACGAAGTAATATCGGAAGACCTCTTGAGCCGTGATGAAACCATAAATATGAAATTTCACTGCGTTTCATCAGGCGTGCTCGAGGATCTTTTATAGAGTTCTCCTTGTGTAATTAGGTAAAGTTCCCTCTTCTAAATACCAAGCGTAGGCTGCTTTCCAGTCCTTCTTGTATTCAGCTTTTAAGAATTCTTTGAACTCTTCTTCTTTGTCGTCGTCACTCTTAAAAAAATTTAAGAAATGTTCCTTCGCTCTATTAGTTAAATTGTACATATCATTTTCTCCTGACACATTTATACAGAAGAAAAATAATTTTAGTTTTGTTTTGATTGCAACACAGTTATGCAGATGATAAAATCTTAGGATGGCAACGGCCGAACATGAAAGGTAATTTTGTGTATCGCAAAAGTTTCTAGACTAGTGTCTCTTGCAAAAAACAGTTTATTAATTGTCGTTGCTAAACTTCAAAGTCAGCTTCAAACTCAACGTTCTTTTCTACCTCAACCGGATAAAAAATAGTTTTACCGTTAACTCTTTTTTCCCAAGTATTCTTACACAGTAAACAATGATAGTGATTTGTTTTCATTCGAAACATTGGAACAATGACATGCTCGTATGAGCATTGTGGACATAGAGTAGCTTGTACCTTGTCACCAGTAAATTTATCTACTTTGCCTCGCCCCATGACGGACCAACCTCACAATCTAATTTGACAGGTACTTCTAATTCTACACAACTTTTCATTATGTCCATGATCTTATCTTTTTCTTTTTCATCTGCAAATGAACAATCAAGTTCATCATGCACTTGAATGTGAGGAACAATACCCTCATCGTAAAGATTGACCATAGCTTGTTTTGTCATGTCAGCGGCTGATCCTTGTATAATTTTATTTAATGCTTTGTAAGTAAATGCTCGGCGTATTTGTTTTCCATGCTCTCTTTCTGCTTGGTCCCTGGGCAGTGGTCGGTGGACTCCGTATCGTGAGGGCTCCCACATATCAAATCGACACTTACGACCTAACAATGTTCTTACATGACCCACATCAGATGCTTTCTTCATGGTTCGCTCAATCATTTCTTTTACAAAAGGAACACGGCTATGATACTTCTCAAAAAGGTCCTCAGCTTGACCAGGAGATAGTCCTAGCTCAGAGCTTAATTTCCCCTTACCCATGCCATAAAACAGCCCTAAATTAATCGTTTTCGCCTTTTTACGGTCTATTTTAGCCATCTCCGACACCATGGTATGAAAGTCCGTGTTTGGATCTTCATGGTATGCGTTGACAAACTCATCAGCTCCTTTCAACCCACCAGCAGTCAAGCTGGCCAGGTGAACCACGAGTCGTGGCTCTTGCTGTGAATAGTCAAACGCACCCCATTGCATTCCTTCCTCAGGTTTAAAGATCGAGCGTATCATCGGTCCCAAAACCTTCGAAGCAGGAACTTGTTGTAGGTTTGGTGTATTGTAGCTCAATCGTCCTGTGACTGTGCCTCCACCATCTCCACGTAACTGATTTATCTCTGCATGTATTCTTCCATTATGTTCATGCTTTAAAATTGTATCAATAAAAGTTGTTCTAGCTTTGTTATATTCTCTTGCTTCTGCAACAGCTTGAACCAACGGATGCTCATGAGTGCGGAGGAAATGCTTGTCGAATTTAGGAGCACCCGTCAATTCAGTCCGTGCATAAGGAATACACAATGCATCGAACATCTTCGATATAGATTTTGCTTCCCAAACATTCACAGCAACTCCTGTTTCATCTTTGATTGCTTTTAAACTTTTTTGTTCTTGACCTAAAAGTTTTTCTTTTGTTTGTTCTGCTTGATCTATGTCAACTCTAACACCGTTCCATTTCATGTCGATTAAGACAGGAAGAACTTTGTGTTCTAACTCGTTTATACTCATCAAATCTTGTGCATGTATTTCTCTCATAAATACATCAAATAATTTTAAGGCAAGCTCTGCGTCTTGTTCTGCGTAAGGTCCCACATACATTGGTGGTAGTCTCCACATATCATTCTTTGCATCGACGCCCCACTCTTTTGCAGCTTCGTATAATAAAACTTCTGATTTTTTTTCACCTAAATAATCTTTTGATAATTCATTCAATGAGTATCTCATTCTATTCTCATCAAGAATTGGTGCCATGAGCATCGTATCCCAAATCTTAGATGTGATTTTCATACCCATGCGTTTCATCCAACCCACATCATACATGGCATTATGACAAACAATTTCAGGACATCTGTCTAACAAATCCTGAAACTGTCTCATAAAAACTTTTTTGTCATAATTACCTGGTGCATCATGATCGATAGGAAAGTATCCTTTGAAACCTTCCCATGCTAATGCAACACCGACAACTTTGCCTTTGCCTGTAGCCCAGCCTGGACCGTGGTCCTTGATTCCTGGATCGCAAGTCTCCAAGTCAATAGCAACAGGAGTTTGTCCCTTGTAGTCAATTCTTTCTGGGCAAACCCACTCACTTGGGGGTGCAAATAAAGGATTCTGTATACTCACTTTTTTTCTAACTTATCTTTCCAGGCTTGTAGATTTACATTTGCTATGTCTTCAACCAAGAATGGTATCCAACGTTCATCAATTTCTATAGGTTGTGGCCAAGTCTTTTTAATGGCTTTCATTTCTTCTTCTATTAAAGATAATTTTAATTTTCCGTCAACATATACAAGTCTCATCGTATCACCTCCAAATATTCTCTGTCTGTTTCTGATCGTACCAACCACAATTCTTTCTTGGCACGTGTTGCACCTACATAAAAAACTCTGTGTTCGTCATCAGGATTATTGATTAGTGCCTCTTCAGACTTACGAGATAAGTCTAACAACAACACAACATTATCAGCTTCACCACCTTTTGCTCCGTGGATCGTGGATATTTCTATCTGAGGCTTCTGCCATATATTAATACCACGTTTCATTAATTGTCGTATGTACATCACTTTACCATAAGGTATTTTATCTAATGCTTGAAACCATGTAGCATTCTTATCTACCAGTAAGCCGTGATTAAACATCAGCTTTTCATAATCAAACTTTTCTTTGTCATCTAAATTTTTTAGATTTTTAAAATTACGTTGCACACCGATACCGGAACTCATGTATTCATACATAGCTTTGACACCTTCTAAACCAACATTTTCACCCTCAGCTAATTTATTCCAAGATGCAATAGCGTGTTTAAGTTTGTCAGCTATGCTGCTTTGACCAAATCGTTGATAGTAGAAACCCTGTTCCAAGAAGAACTTTTCAACTTTATTAAGTATATATTTAGTCCTTGCGAGAACGAGCCATTCTTTATCTTTGTAGGGTATTGCTTCGTGTGAATAGACTGTAA